GACCCATATCTATTGTTAATGTACTTGATACCCCAGTCTATCTGCTTAACACCATTGACAGTAGCAAGATACTTAGACCTACCCTGTGGTATGCCCACGTGTGAGCCATTACGTGCTTTAGGATCCCACTTACTATTTTCTTTAGAGTAAAGATCTATTAGGCAATAAGCTTCTTCAAAGTCATTTAATTGTATGAGTATGTACTGTTTGTAATGAATAGGTTTGTAATTATCAGCTGCAACGGAATTAGTCTTTACAAAGCAAAGATTAACTATGAATAGAGCGATCCCAACTAGCCAGCACCTTGCGAGCTTTCCCTGTCGGGCTCGCCTTGTGGCTTTGTGAGCCACTGCTTCACTAGAGCCTAGCACGTGCTGTCAAATCCATTATTAAAACCGCAGGTCACACAGCGTGTCGTCATATAGAAGTCCATCCTATGTAATCAGCATTTGGATTAGCTGCCAACCATTCTTGGCGCAATTTGTTTTGTATAGCCCAATCCTCAGCTGTGGCTTCAGGCATTCTTACCCCAGCCACCACCCTTGAAGATAAGCCCAGGTGCGCTATAGATTCTGTTCATTTGTAAATAACAACGTGGACAACTCATAGGCGCACTATCATCATCGTATGATCGATGCACAGATCCATAGGTGCCGCATTCATTACAGCTGTATTCATACGTTGGCATTACTTTGCTCCAATCAGTTGACAAGTGTGGCAGACCACGGCTTCAAACTTCCAACCACCACACTTATCACATCTGCATATATCCGAGTCTGGTATATGCAAAGCCTCTACTACATTTTTAACGCCAACGCAACCACAATCCATACACTGATAAGCCTTAAATCCCTCTGGCGTATCTAACTTATCTAGCCACAGAAACTCGGTATCACGCTTGCAGCCATTACATTTAAAACGTGGGTGCATTATGATAAACTCCTTATTGCCTACAGTGACACTGAGTGCAAACCAAAAAATTACCTGAATGTATTAGCCTGTCATCATTACAAGCTACACATAGGTCAATCGATGGCGTGAGGGTTCGCTTATCATCTTCTAAACGTAGAGTGAACCCATCACGTATAATTTCAACATATCCCATTTACTCACCTCCCTCGCTATCACTAGGGAAGAACCAAGATCCAGCAGCTGTGAGTTTTGCCCATTTAGCTTCACACTGGTCAGGCTTTGCAGCACTGCATACATAGCCGTGATAACTCTTACCAGTTTTTGCTATACCTTCTTTAAGAATCATCTCGCCGTGTTTACATTCTTGCGACTTTGGTGGCAGCGGTATTGCTTGTACTGCATCACCAACTGACCAGACTGTCGGCTCTTTTTTATCTTCTGCAAAAGACTGCCGCAATACATTTTCTACAGTCCTAGCTCTTGATCCTGCTGGTGAATAGTTTGTAACTCTTTCCATCTCAGTTCGGCTAGGCCTTGCACCTTTTTTTGAATAGATGTAGTTAGCCAAAGCACGCCCGATTGCGCTGCTTTCTGCAAGTTCACAAGCAAACTTATTAAAACTACTACCAGTGCGGATCTCCGATGCCCAACCAGTCGCAACTGGCACCGCATCAGCTGTAGTTCTGTATAGGCGAGCCACAAACACAAACTCATCTGGATTAGCATTTGGCCGATTAACAAGTTCTGTCTGTATAGACCCGTCTTCATTTTCTTTCCACCACTTCTCTAGTCTTTCTTCTACTGTTTCATATTGACTCAAATCAAATGCCATTAGTCATTCCCCCAGGTAAAATTGATGTCGGTTTCTGCATCAAGGACTGTCTGGTATATCGAAATGTAAGCAAGTGCGTCGATGATTGAGTCACTGTGGCCTGGAGACTCAGTAAGCCTAGAAACCTTGACGAGCGCCATACATAATGCGACTTGACTAGGTGTAATTGGATGGTCGAGGTATGCCGACCACAGCTCACTGATCCTTTTATGGTTTGTGTAAGGGTGACCATAGACCGATCCCCTTGTATGCACCAGGTCGACAACATCTGCCAGCAGCTTCTCAGTTTTTGTCATAGTCAAATACCTCATCGGTTTTAACCTTGTTATCGATCATACGTCTGTGCATATCCCAGCCATCTTTACGCCCACGCCAGTAATGGGTTTGCTTCACATCATCAATACGTGTAAGTAATAACCAATAAGCCATACTCACCCCTATAAATAAATATATTGCTAGTTCAAGTGTCATTTTGTAGCCCAATCTATGACCACATACTTTGTGGCACAGGCATAGTGTTGCACCTGTGTATGACTTTGTGGATTATTTAGGGCTGTTTTATTATAACGATTAGATAACGTTAATATCTTCGAGGTCATCGATATGGTCATCGATAGTGCGCTCGGCGTACTCTGTATTAAGCCCCATAGTGTTTGCCTAATGCTGTAAATGAGCCATCCTTGTTAATTGGCACCAGGGTTGGTGTCAGGGTCTTACCTATGGCTTCTAGTATAGCAATACCCATCTGCCAATTAGCGCTTCCATAGCGTAAATAAGAGGCTTTTTTCCTATCCATAAGATTACCTACCTCAACGCCATATAAAGCCCTGTAATGGCTTCCTACGCCCTCTGCATAGGCACTCATACCTAGTCTGTGGGTGTGGCCACACAATACAGATTTACCCCATTTTTTAGCCAGGTTAAGAGCTGTAATGCCAGCGTGCTGAGACATATTGCCTTCATCGCCGTGGGCTAACATCCAGCCTGGGTGAAACTCATAGGCGGTCTTGTGGTACTCCATACCCATATCTTTGAATCCCATAAAGGCTGGGTACTGTAGTTCAGGTAGGCTGATTAAGCCAGGGACTTTTAGTAAAGTGTTATAAAGGCGATCAGTATGATTACTGCGGATAATATGACACTCTCGGCTGTACTCACTGAGATCCCACAATATCGACTTAGTAAGTTCCCGATCAGCGTGAATGGTCTGCTGATAAGCTGTAGGTGTTTGCTCACTCCAACGGCTAATTGTATTGAAATCAATTTCATCGCCGACCACCAGTACTGAATCAAACTTCTCCCGTCTTGCTAACTTAATAACATTCTTTACAGCTGCTTCGTGATGGAAAGGCACCTGCAAATCGCTAATTACCAGGTAGCGCTTAATCTTCTTCCTCGTCTGGAGTAGGGATACGTGGGATAATTCCATCATCGCCGACCACCCAGTCTGGCATTGACTCTGGACTATCCATAAGATAGAGGGCTACAGACTCGCTAAAACCTGCTTTGCGTGCAGCTTTAAACATTTCGTGTTTAGCAATATAAAACACCTCTAACTTAGATAATGGCTCAGGAGACTTACGCACCCTGCGCCGATTTATCTTCTTACGTTTACGAGTAGTAGACATAATTAAATTATCGCTTACTGATTAAAACAAAGAGATCATCGACACGCTGTTCGAGCCTTGTTATCTGATCCTTCATACTAGATCCACCATTAGGGCGCAACTCATTAAGCCAGCCTCTAACTAAAAAACGTAATCCTATTAGCACGCCTGATAGCACGCTTATAACGCCAGCGCCAAAGCCAGCCCACTCTCCAGGACTCATTTTTCATTAGCACCGATGCCATAGGCAATATCGGATTTATCTAAAGCCCTAGCTGCTGGCCCTGCGAGTGCTGCAATTACTACAGACAGCGCTGGGTCTAAACCTAATTCATTACTTGCCAAGAATGTTAAGAATGATACCAATACGCCACGTGCGTATGACTTTAGTATCGCCTTTTGTTTTTTGCTTATCTTCATATCTTGCCCCCTATTAGTGGTATATCGAACGGCTTACTATCTTTATCGCCTAACTTTGTAAAGCTAATGTGGATGTGTCGCTTGTGTGGATTAATGCCTTTGTACTTACGCCACTTCCAGTTTAATATCTTCGAGCATATTCTCCCGTTGTAGATGACGTATGATAAACGTTTATCTGATTTCCCTGCGATTCTGATCTGGTCAGCCAGATAAGGTGCGAGGCTATCGGATGACTCCAACCTAGAATTAATATCAACTGCTCTGACCCACCCATTTGCGTCTGGATTATGATCCGATTTTCTGGCGGAATGGCGACTATCGCCCAACCATCCTTCTGGACTCTTAGTACTCCGATCTGGAAACCACGTATCAACTTGATCTCTTAACTGCACACCAGCTGCACATAGTTTAGGTTTCATCGGCACAATTCCTCAAGATTATGCTAAAGACCTAAAGCCTGTAAATCCTCAACAGTTAAACCGAGTGCTGCAAGTTTTGCCTGTGCTGCTGCTTTGGCATTTGCTTGTGCTTCAATTTCAGCAATTTCATCAGCCTTAACCTGCTCAATAGCATCATCAATTTCAGCCTGTGTTGGTGCTTCACCCTCTAAGACTACCCATTTAATCGTTGAGTAATCATCTGCTTGAATTACATATTCAGAACCTGGCTTTAATTTTTGAATTGCCCTGCTTAGGTATGATCTCATTATGCACCAATTTCCATAAGAACGATTGTTGAAGTGTGATTGCTGTTTCGTTGCCAATCTAACTCAGACGCTTGATTACAAGCAGCCTGTAATTTATATGTTGTTGCTGATGTTGTTGCGGGAGAGTCCAAATAAGCAGTTGAAATAATATGACCAGACTCTACTGTGCTTGCTCCGACTTTTGTGCCAAAAGCAAAATATCCTGTTGCACCATCACATACAAGAACTGCGGTTGCGCCTCTTACAATTTGAAAATCTCCAGTTGCTCCGTTGCCTACCTTATAAGCGAAAACCTGACCATTAATCAAAACTAAAACTTTACTTGTCGCTAAGGTCGGTGTTATTGTGCAAGTAATTCCCGTATCTTGCATTGAAGTTGCCGTTATTAAAGTTTCAGTAGAAGTAGTCGCTTGAACAACCTGCAAAACTTTTCCACCACCAGCAGGTGCAGCCCATTTGAGTCCAGTTGCTTCCGCACTATCCGCTACAAGTGTGTGTCCGTTTGTGCCTACTGCTAGGCGTGCAAAGGTGTCTGCACCAGTACCAGCAATTAAATCACCCTTAGCATCAATAGCTGTAGCCATAGAGTTTGTAACTGTAACTGTGCCAGAGGTGCCACCACCTGAAATACCTACGCCAGCGGTTACGCCCTCGATATCACCAGTTGCGCCAGATGCAACCCAGGCTGCGCCATCGTAATACCATAAACTGTTAGTGTCTTTAGTAAATGCAAAGTTACCTTCTGCTGGTGCTGTTACAGCTGCATCCCTAGCAGCGTTGCTAGCAAACACCCAGATACCTTGCATCAAATAGCCATCGACATCGGCGGCGGTCAATACCTCGCCTGTCGTAAAGTCCTTAAATCCTAATCCTGCTGCCATTTTTACTCCTTAGTAACTGAGCACATTATAGTCTAAAGTGCCATAGATATTGTTATTTAAAATTAGAGCGTCTATTACAGGTTCTAAGGTCGTAAAGACCACTCTAAAGCTGTTGGGTGTAATGACGTTTTGCACGCCAAATATCTGCAAGGTCTTGTCCAGGGTAGATCCACCTGGCTGGGTAGTAACCACCCTGATCGGATCAAAGAAGTCAAGCTCTAGGGCTGCAATTATGCCTGCGTTGTAATTGTTTGTGTATAGGTCTAGCTCGATGGAATCGCATCGCACGCTAGTCTCGGCACGGCTGGCTGTATAAGCCTGGGCGTAATCTAGGGCTACGGCATCGGTCTGCATTAGCAGGTCTTGGATCTGGTAACTATGGATAAAATACTTATCGATTGAAGGCTGGTTAATAGCAGTCTGTGGCGTGCCACCTGTCCTAGTAACAGTAGATGAGTTAAAGATTAGGGTATCGTCTAATTTCCAGTTGGCGTTAGCGTATGGAATGCCTGTGCCATTGTCATTAAAGGTAGTTACTGTGCCACCTATTGAGCCAGCGGTTACAGCTCTATCTTGAAATACAAACTCCCCATTAGCATCTACATATAGTGCCCCATATTCTGACTGGGCTACAGTCTGTAGAGCGCCAAGTGATGTGCGTAAACTACCTGGATCATTTTGTAGTGTGGTTAATCCAGCATCGACATCACGCATAGTTGCTGGCCAGTCAATCTGATCTAGTATTTGGTTAATTCTTGTGCCTGATAAATCGCCAGCGCTAGCACCTGCCACAGTAGTGATCTGTGCATTGTTGGCTAATCTAAACGCATCTACAGCTTGTATGGTTGTATAGGCTACTTCTGTAGCATCTTTAGGTTGGGTATTAACATAGCTTGTAATAAAGCCTGAAAATATAGGATAAGTGGTAGCGCCATAGGTTGCAGTGATCTGCACCTTTTTCATAGGTGTTAGGTCGGGGCTGTAGGGACTTAGCGGATTAGTCGGGTTAAAATCGCCATTTTGATCTACGATGCGTAAGGTTAATTGGCCTGTCTGAAATTGGTCAAATAAAGCATTACGGCCTCTAGTAGTTTGTATAAAGTTAATTTGATTTGACACGTCAACAATAATGGCTGCTGAGTCTTCTAATATGTTTACATCTAATATGCCAGTATCTAAAATCATCGCCTGGGCAAAGGCTGGCCCTGTTGAGAAGTTAATATAAGCGTTAACTACTGGTACTGTCATTGGAAAGCAATCGAGCCAGCAGGTACTAACGCTCCGTTACCAAGTTTAGTTATATTGCCTAAAGCATTTTGTATGTACACGCTTAGGTCTTGCTCGCTAGTTAATACTGCACCTGTGTTGACTGTAACTTGTGGCACTGCTGTAGGCGCTGTTGCTGCGGCAGCTGTTGATGCACTAGATGGCATACCACCTGGCACTGCGTATTGGCTCATTTGTGCTAAGAACGCATCGGCCTGCGCTTGTAATCTTGCTGATGCTCCTGCAAGGCCAGCGGCTGATCCTTGATCTAATCCCATTGTCTTAAAAGTATTCACTAGGCTATTAAAAATTGCATCGTATTTGCTAGGCAAAGTATTAAGGGCGTTAGCGGCATTATTAGCACTATCAGCTAAAGTCTTGGCCGCAGAACTAGCTGCTAACTCTGCATTGTATTTTTTAGCCAAAGCCTCGTTATTATCTAGTATCGCTATCTTGGCTTGTATGCGTAACTTAGTTTCAGCATCGGTAGTCTCATTTAGCGCCTTCATTAAGCCTATGCGCTCAACGTCAAATTGCTGGGCTAATTTATCTACCTCTGTTTGCTTCTTATTCTTTGCATCTAACAGCGCTAATTCTTTTTTCTTCTGCTCCGATAGTTTATTTTCTAGGCGTAGTTGCTGGCCAAAGATACGAGCCGATGCTCGGCCTTGTTTGTTGTCTGGCTGAGTGGCGCTTCTTGCACCAGCAGCTAATCCCACAGCCCTTTGTAAGGCTAAACCACCTGGTTGTAAGCGTATTAATAGATCGCCTAAGCCACCAGAACTTATCTTAGATGCTAGGCCATCTAACTTACTAATAAGTAAACCTACGCCATAAATCGCATCGCTAATAGACTTGGCAAAGGTGTCCATTTGAGTAGCGGCACCTTCGATGCTTCTATCCTTACCTAGTAAACTTATAGCATCTAATAAACCTTTACCGATTTCTTCTTTAGCATTCTCTGTAGATACTCTTAATAGATCCATCTTGCCTGCATAGGTAGTTAATCTAGCTTGTGCCTGGCCTGCAAACTTGTTATTAAGTTCACCCAGGATCTTATCCATATCACCAGTCTTTAAGGTGGCCTTACTTATGCCAGCACCTAAACGGCTTAGACCTGTGGTGTTGCCCGAGAATCCTCTAGTTAATGCTGCGCTTACCTCTGTCAAAGATCGACCAGTAGCAGCACTTACATTTAATGCAGTGTTTAATGCATCTTGGCTCTTAGTAATAGATCCTGTAGCTGTTAGTAATTGCTGGAATGCTGGGCGTAATTGGTCATCTAATACGCCTGTAACTTTTTGTAAATTGGCTATGTAATCTTCAACGGCTGGCGCACTAAATGCAAAACCAGTATTACGTAATTGAACCTCTAAAGACTTGGCTGCCTTCTCATCGGCTGCAAAGGCTTGTACTGCTCGCTTGCTAAATTGGAATAATTGCTGAGCGCCAAAAACTCCAGCAAAGGTCTTGCCTAATTTATTTACTTGCTTATCAAAGGCTGATACATCCTTCTTGCCTTTATTAAGTGCTTTACCATTCCAGGTGGCTATTGCCGATACTACTACGTTGGCCATTACGCTGCCTTCTTAATCTCAGTAGATTTATTAAATTTTATAGCTGTAGAATTAATAGCGCCTAGCACTGCTTGATAAACCTTGCCACTATCTTGTGCCCAGGCTTTGTAGATTAATCGGCCCTTAGTCTTGCGACCACCACCACGTACGCCTTTAATCTTTGGTTGTGAAGTAAGCCCTGGCATTGATGTAACAAATTGATAGCCAGCAAAAGGATTATTTGATGCGTACTCTCTAGTAGATTTGTTGTAGGTGTACTCACGTGCTTTAGACTTGCCTTCAAATCCTTGTACCTTGCCAAAGGTTGTTCCTGGCAAACTTGGATCGATCTGTTGGAATGGCGCACGGCCTTGTGGATTTTTACGGCCAGCAGTTTCATATATGCGACCTGGTGCGCTTACGTTGTAAACATAATTGCTTACTTTAAATCCATTTTTAAATACTTGATTATCGCCTGAGTTATATCCAATACCAGCCCTGACTGTGCTAGCGTCATATTTAGGAAATGGGCGGTAATTAATGTTTGGATTAGGCTCTTTAGTCCAACCTGATAACACCTCAGAATTACTAGGCACAAATGATCTAGCCTTAGCTGCTACGTTACGCATTAGTGGATCAATAGCAGTCCTAATACGATCTTGTAAATCTTTGTCAATAAACTTTAGACCTGCAAGGACATCTTTAACGCCTACGGCTTCTGCTGGCATTTCGGATCTCCTTAGCTCTATCGGTTAGCACCTGTATAATTGCTCCATACATTTCGCTATCCATATCAATAAATTCTCTAGGCGGTATCCCAGTCTCTACGCTTAGCTGTGCGATGCTGTAAAGTATCGAATCCCGCTGGATTATTTTTTTTCTTCGTCTAGTACCTCGACAGTTTCTAAGCTGTCAATAAACTCTACTCCCCACAAAGGTATCTGAGCGCCAGCCCTGCGTAAGCATTCATACGCAAGGTAGAATATTTCTGTCTGACGCTCGTGCTCTCTTAAAATCTTGCTGATACCAGCACCATATTTCTGTTCAAAGTTGTATTCAATTCCTGGCGTAATTTTGTGCTCTGAAACTTCGCCATTAGCCCTAGTAATCTTTAACTTTGCCATTATTGCTCCTTAGTTAGAATGGTACCGATGGGGACACTGTTACTGCGGAGTTTATCGTAAAGGACAGACTTGACGTGGCAATTTCTGAAACGCCGCCTGTGCCGATTGGGGTTAGGTTATTTACCAAGATCGAGAATTGGTAAGTTGGGTTAGCAGCTGAAACTGTGGTGCCTTTAACAGTAATTACTGATACTGATAAAGTTTTACCAAATGCCTCATTTAGTGTCTGCATTACCTGACTTGTTGCCCATTCATTTAGAATGTCGATTTGGAATGTGCCACTTTGCAAGCCCGCTACAAATTGGTGAGAAAGACTTCCCATTGAGGTGACCTCAAGTTCATCCACGATCTGATTAATTACGGCATTAGTTACATATGAGCTAATGTCGATAGATGGTGTGGTTGGCGCAGCATTGGTAGCCAACTTAACACCTACGTTATTATTTAAATAGATTGCCATTGTTATTCCTCGTCTTTCTTAGTTTGTGCAGTTGGTTTTGGTGCGTCTTTAATTTGACCTATCTTTTTCAAGAAGGCTAAGTCTTCTTCGTGTGTGCTCATTTTAACTCCAGCTCGTTAGGATTGATACAGTTATTTCTGATGTTAATAAATCTCCACTAGCTGCATTGGTTATAGCTGGAGCGGAGACACTTGATATGTTGTAAACCAGGGTAGATGCCGCTAGTTTAGTTACTACTGCCACAATAAAATCTTCTATACCTTTTAGGTTGCCTTGATTGTCAAATGCAGGTGTGGTTATTAAAATCTTAAAATTAGCCAGAGGTGCTATACCTGTTTGGCTATTATTGTTCGGCTCTATGTAAGGATCAGATGGGGTCACCACTACGCTGTTAGCCAGCAAGGTTGCAGGTGGAAATGCAAAGGTTGACCATACGCCATTGTTTGTTAAAGCGGTTGCTAGTGTTGTCCGCAGTGTGGTTATCGCTGCCATCAGCCTACCAATGTTGCAGGAGCCGCATACGGCTGGATGAGACCTCTGACCCTATTTACGAGTTGGAAGCCCATTCTATAAGGACTTGCAGATATCCCATCCATACCGACCCCACCTGTCTGGGAGACCTGTCTGGCTTGCCAGCAGTCAACGGCCACGATCATCGCAGCTTCTCTTATAGCGGGGGTTTGCGCATAGTCGACCTCTTTAGTGTCTTGTCCAGATGCTTTACCACTTGGAATAATGCGATGGAATGGATCGTCTGCGTGTGTCTTTGCAAACTGAATAAAAGAATATCCGTTAGGGAAAGAGTAATTATTAAAGAATGACCAGAATGCAGTGCTAATACTTACTGGAATTGAAATGCCAGGTATTGTGCTAGTAATTGTGTGTTGTCCACCATAAATTGATCCGCAACCTTCTATGGCTATGCTTTGACCTTTAACAAAGATGCCTGGGTTTGCTAATACTAAGGTGGCTACATTGTTTTGTAATCCAGCGGCCACTACTGGTGCGTCGTTGTACCATAAATACTGTTTGATTATATCTTCTGCTGTTTGACAAACTTCTTCTACTGTCGCATCAGAGTAGAGAGACCCAATACCAAGATTAGCCCGTAACTCGGCTGTTGTAACAAACGTTGCTGGCATCTCTACTCCTTTGCTAATAGCTCTCTGGGGCTAGGGCTACTAAACCCCAGAGATTACTGATTGGTTAATGGGTCTTATCAGGTCTTCTTGTACTTGATAATTCCGTTAGGCATTTTGGCGATTGTTGCCATATATCCGTAAATTGCTACCTGTACTTGTAGGTTTGATACTACGTTTACAGACATATATGCCTGAGGTGAGCGATATACAGTAAATGCTTCTGGTGCAAGAATTACAGCAGAATCATCATCAAATGTAGTTGCTGAGAAGTTCTTGTCTACGTATAGATCAAGTCCTAATACTGAGCCACGGATTGATTGTGGACCAACTTGGCCTGCTGCGTTCATTGGTTGCAAGGCGTTAAATACTGGTCGCTTTGTTGTATCTTGTGCACCGATCAACGCACCCCATTGTGCTGGGTTAGCAATGTAATTCTGTGCAAAGTAACCTGTGTTTGAGTAGATAGTACGTGCACCTTCTGTAGTGAATGCAACGATACCATCTAGATCAGCAGATGTATTTGTACCATTCATACCAGCTGCAAGTAATGCAGTTAATACTGTGGTGTCGATTGTCTTTAAATAAGCTAGAGAAAGTTGGTTTGTCAATTCCTCATAAAAGCCAGGATATCCAGACCTCTCTAGAAGCTCCACGGATAGCGTGTTCATACCTGAGTACTTGGATACAGTTCCTGAAAGATACTGGCTAACCATATCTGTATTTGACACTGCGCCGCCTTCGGCTTCTACAGTTACAGTTGGTGCTACACCAGTTCCGCCACCACTTGATGTAACAAGTGAAGGGATGTTGATTGTAAGACCAGTTGGGGGCAAAGTTCCCTGGCTGCAAGCATCAATAGCAGGTGTACCAAAGCGTGTATTAGTTACAAACTCTGTTAGATATTGTGTTGGATTAAATCCTAATCCGTTGTTAGCAAAATCATCAGCAGCTGCAATAAATAACTTTGAGTCATCGTTGCCTAGTGCTGCTTTAATTTTATGCTCTGTGTATCCACCCATTGATTGAATAGGTGTACGCACTTTTGTAGAAATATATGGTGCTGTGATTGTTGGGCGAGCAGCTTCTACTGTAGGAGTAGCAGCCTCTGCCTTTGCTTCTTGTGGCGCTGTTGCTAAATCTTCCACAGGAGCCTCGCTTTCTGTTGTTTG